ACTCAATTTGGTCGTACTCTCCAACGCCGAAAGCTTCGGCAAACGTCTGTCTTGCTAGCCGAGTAACAGGCTGCGGTGCAATATTACGTAGAGAGATCCCGAGGGATTTCAGTTCACACTCCATACGGATACGTCGTTTATCCGCCAGATAGCTCATGTCCACCTTGTCCAATCCACCCGTGTTTCTAATAACACACAAGGCGAAGGCTTGGAGTATTGGCACTCCAAGGTTCAACACTAACTCACACATCCCGGTGGCATTGAGAATTCGTTTTCGATAGGAGTCGTTAAGCCAATTTCTAACGCCGCACATGGCATGACTAATAACGCGCTTCCAGTCTCTAACAAACTTGCCCCGGTTGAGGGAAGTGAAGATTATTTTACTTTGACAAAATTCTATTTCCGTAATCAACGAAACGGGCTGTTCCACTTTCATCTCCATACCATAGGTTAGGAAAACGTCACGACACCTATCCATGACTATTTGTGCTGATTTACGCTCGACGATGAGCACGCTGTCATCACCGTCATCGAGGCAGTCCCATTTCTGTAAAGCAACTGCGATAGCAAAGGTGTAAAGCATAATGAGCACCAACAGGCAGTTTCCAAGTGCCGTGTTCATGTCCCCACTCATTCGTTTACCTCGGACTCTGTACGCCAATCCGAGATTGCTAAAACAGTAATTGTCTAATTGCCATGAGAGTAATAGTTTCAACAATTTATCTGGGTTGCAGGCCAGATAAACAGAGTGCTCAACCTGCAACAATTCATACGATACGTGCTTGTCAAACCTATGAGCATCCATGCTAATGAACACTGGGTCTTCGAAATACGACGCTTTCTTGATGAGGAGCTCGGCTCTGGATACACTATTGAGACCTTTAGCGATGTTACGTGACCGGGGTACACCTTTAGAAGCAAAGTTAATGAGATAAATGTTGTGCTCTATTGGGTGTAAGAACGATCCAAGTGCAACACAGTACTTTGCAGCACGAAATTGAATGGCACGTGGGTCTGGGTTCCGCTTGGCATTAGGATCAAACCTTTCTGCTTTCACGAACATCTTGACCGATGCGTCTCTCTTAGTGAGTCCGCAAGATGCTA